GTGAAAAATGCGGAAAGCCTTTGCTGTTCGACTTCTGTGGAAATGTTGATTTGGAACTGCCAAATTTGGACTTGAGACACGAGAGCGACTTGTATATATTAAATCAGATACTCTCACAAGTTGACGAAGATGCCGAGAAAGTTATCCGGTATTTTGCTCATGAAGCCTTTTCATTGCTCATTGACAAGGTAAGTGGTAAGGGCACGTGGGAGAGTAATCCGTGGGTGGTAGCGTGTAGTTTTGAATTAGTTGATTAATCTATGAAAATATTAGTACAATTTAGTGGCGGTAAAGATAGCCAAGCTTGCCTAATCAAGGCTGTAAAAGAATACGGGAAAGAGAACGTTACGGCAGTGTTCTGTGACACAGGGTGGGAACACGCTGACACCTATGAGCATATCAACGCTATTGTAGATGTACTTGGTGTTAATTTAGTAACTATCAAAAGTAAGAAGTATAAGGATTTTGTGGATATGAGTATAAAAAAGAAGCGTTTTCCTTCTTTAATGGCAAGGTTCTGTACTTCTGAACTAAAAGTAATACCTATGATAGACTATATTCTCTCACAGGATGAGAGTTTCATCATTATTCAAGGTATTAGAGCAAAGGAAAGTTCTGCACGAGCTGGGTATGATGTTGAATGTTCTTATTTTAAGGACTACTTCAACAATGAAGTAAAAGGTCTATATCGCAAGAAAGATGTGATAGAATGGTGTAAGACACACGATGCTTCTGTCCTGCGACCTATATTCAGATGGTCAGCACAGGATGTTATAGATTATATACTGAAGAATGGACAGCGACCTAATCCTTTGTATGAACGAGGCTTTTCAAGGGTCGGATGTTTTCCTTGTGTGATGTGTAGAAAGCGTGAAGTAAAACTCATCTCAAAAGATGAATGGGCAAGTAAACGTCTACTTAAGGCAGAACAGAAGATGAGAGAAGAAACAGAACGAGGCTCGTCTTTCTTTGCACCGACTTACATACCAAAGCGATTTTGCGCAAATGGTGAATATCCCACGGTACAGGAAGTGTTCAAGTATGTAAATCGTAATGACGCACAGCTTGATATGTTTGAGCCAGACGGAGGTTATAGTTGTATGAGTTTATATCATGGATTATGTGAATGAAGTAAAAACTAAGTAATGAGAAGTGGCTTTAAGATACTTCCTTTACCAGTCGAAGAATAGATAACTTAGTATGAATAACATATATGAATAGAAAAGAAACAGAGGCATTGCTTGCCGAGAAGAGAAAACAAATTTTAGCGTTACAGCAAGAGATGGGACGTATCGGAGAGACATTTCTTGCAGAGAATAAGCCTTTTGAAGTGGGCACTCTTTGCGAGTATAATGGTCGTCAGTTCCGTATTGCTGGCTATAATTACTATTTTGAGCCTAATGTCCTTATTAATCCGATGAAGCAGAATGGCAAGCCTTCCCGTCTTGTGCGTTACCTCAGAGGTGTAGCTTGGGACGACTTGAAAGACAAGTTGACTGTGATAGGCTTCGCAGAGGATTAGATAGATGTTGTTACGTAATAATAAACGAATATGAATAGTAAGATTACACCTGTCTGTATGGCAGAAGAGTACTGGGCAAATAGTCAGTTGTCTGTTGTAAGACATTTTGGTGAGATGAATTTCAATGGACATCATTATATCATCGTAAACAAAGAGGGTATCAGTGTCCTTGAATTGTCCGACCCAAAGAGCAAGCATTACGCAAAGGATGGTATGGCTATCCCAGCAGGCGAGCCGTGCGACTTGATACTTGCGGACTTTCAACCCTATTACCGTTCCTTAGGTCGTGATGCCTTCCTTGAGGTCTTGAAAGAGAAGCCTTCTATGGATCTAAAAGTCTTAAAGCGTATCTATAAAGAAAAGATTCGTAAATAAACTATGCGATCAACAGAACGAAACTATAAGCAAGCTGCCCTTGCTGTCTTACTAACCTTGAAGAGGGAGTATGACGCTTGTGCTACGCTTGAGGATGTGATAAATGAAATTGAAACAGAACTATTAGGTTAGGAAGGTTGGTTTGTATTATAAGAATAGGCAAAAGAATAAGTTGAACATTTAAACAATAGATTTTATATGAAAGAAAAATGGATTGAAACCTCCGTAAAGTATGATAAGACTATGGAGGATGGCTCTATGAAGAGCGTTACAGAGAAGTATTTAGTATCAGCCTTATCGTTTACTGAGGCTGAGACGAATATTACTGAAGAGATGAAGCATTATATTTCTGGTGATTTCTCGGTGGACGCCGTACGCACGGCACGTTATGCAGAAGTCTTTGCCTCTAAGGATTCTGAGTCTGATTATTGGTACAAAGTGCAGGTGGCGGTTATTGGTCTTGATGAAAAAACTGGCAAAGAAAAGCGTCATTCGCTAAAGTTTCTTGTTCAGGCAAAAACTGTTCGTGGTGCGCTTCAGTTGTTTGATGAAGAATTTGGTAAGACGCTTATGGAGTATGAGGTGGAAGCCGTGGCTCTAACTAAAATCTTTGATGTCTTTGGATTGAAAGAAAAGGAAGGGGGAGAATAGTTTTCATAGCAGATTTTTATAGTCAACTTGTGTTATTTATTATTCTTATTTGATATTTGTTTCTTATGGATAAAGAAGAACTTATGAAACTGAACGAGGAGTATGTTGAGCATCTAAATGCTATGGATGCCTTATGTGAGCGTATGGGAAGAAATTATCTTTATATGGATAGCTTCGCAATACTTCACATGGCAAAAACAGATATGACAGGAATATCTGAAATACTCTTGTTTAATATGTTGCGGCAAGAAAGCGTGTTTGAGTTGTTTCGCAAATGTGTTGAGCCTGCTGCAAAGGTAAGGAAAGAAAATCCTGCTTGGCTCCAGGAACTGATAGAGATGGACAATGAAGTTCAGACACAGTATGCTGTAGATAGTTTGTTGAAGTCTAACGGGATGAAACGAGAAGGGCAGTAAGTCGGCATAGATTGCTATAATAACTCATAAAAGGGTGATATAGCAAGGCAAAGCGGGTTACTATAGTAACTCTAAGCGTCTTGCTATACTAACCCGAAGTGACTTACTATAGCAACTGAAAACGCTGTATTTTCTGTCCCTACGTAAGTTTATAAATGAACTATCTTTGTGATGATAATTCTAATGTTCAACCTTAAAAAGAATGTATATTATGGCAAGAGTCAAATATACCGTAAGGGAAAACAAAAAGTTAGGTAAGCATAGCTTCTATGCTGTTCCTATTCCTAACGACACTCTGACCTTTGCAGAGCTTTGTCGTGAGGCGTGTGATAACACCTCTATCGAGCCTTCTATTATGCAGGCGGCAGTGACTGACTTTATGAAAGTCGTTCAGCGCAATGTGCTGAAAGGTTTCCGTTGCAATTTAGGAGACAAGTTCTTAACAGTCTATCCTAACCTTCAGTGTTCGGTAAAAGACACCGACAAGGTTACGGCTACGGCTAAGATGGTCAATGCAGCTAATGGCAGAAGCCGTTTAGGTTGTACGGTGAGCATCAAGTTCAGTCAGCAGTTTGCCGCAGAGGTGAGCTGGCAGAAGGTGGACGACCGTGGCGTTGCTATCGAGGAAGACAACATTGTTGAGGAGGGCAAGGAACATCAGCCGGGCGGCAAGCCTGGTGGTGGTGGTGGTGCGGGAGTTAATCCGCCTTTGCCTGGAGGAACGGTAGAGGGATAATAGCTGGCATTTCTTTTATAGTTTTATAGTTATTATAATCTTCGTTAAGGTCGGTCTGCGTAAGAGTCTTTATCTTGCATACTGAAACTTGCCTAAGCGGACTGACCTTTTTCTTTTTCGCCCGTGCGACTGCCACACGGATAGGCAGAGGAAATAAGGCTATGATTGCCGAAAGCTGAGGACAAAGTGCGGTTCGACTCCGCACACGGGCACAAGTAGTAATTGAGAAAGTAAAGGACAATATGAGTAAAGTCGTGAGAATAATCGGACGTGGATTTATGATGTCATTCGTAACCATCTATATCGTGGTTGCTTATGTTCTGTATGTGCCATACGTTTTTTTCCGTGCACTGGCAGATTTAGACGAGTTCGGTGATTTCGTGAGAAATACGACAACTTTACTTCTAACACCATTGAAGGTATTCTTTAAGATGCGTTCAAAATCACGAGAAGAAAAGCTATGAGCAAGGCAAATACTTACATACAACGTGCGGCAGACTTCCTGCGTACTATAGACAACGATAGCGACACTCAGGCTGACCTGCGTAAGAAACAAGAGCTTCGTTGGCACGACCTTCAGGTGCTTCGTAGATATGAAGCCTATCGACGTGGGTCGGGTTCATTTGAGGATTGTCCGCCTCCGAAGGTTGTTACCGCCTCACTTGAAAGGGTTATCAGAGAACTGAAAAGTCATTTTTAAGAGTAGTTGCCCTATCGTTACATAAGCACTCTTATGATAAATAAACCCTAAACCATATATAAACAAATGAGTAAAAAAAACAAAGCAAAAGAGACTTCTCCCGCTGCTGCCCCACAGAAGAAGGTAGACAGCAGAGTAGAACACCCAAGTTACTATAACGCTCACCCATCAGGTGTAGAGTGCATTGACATTGTTCGACATTATAACTTCAATGTTGGCAACGTGATTAACTACCTTTGGCGACATGGCTTAAAGCGTGAAGAAGGTATGAACAATAAGGCAAAAGCACTGGAGGACTTGCGTAATGCACGTTTCTATCTTGATGATGAAATTAAGAGATTGGAGCGTGAAGCCGTTAAGGAAGACAGAGAACTTTGTCGTAAACATATTCAAAGTTATGTCATCCCATTCAGTGATATTGTTTCTGCTTCTCGTCTTCTTCGTGAACTTCTCAATACTGAGGGCAAGGCTAAAAGCAAGAAAGGAGGCCGCTAATGTCAGCACAGAAGAAGAAAGTTAATACTCGTGAGATAGCAAAGACCTTTATGAGTCCGACAGTTCACGCCTTTTCGCTTGACAATCTTAAAGGAGAAGAGTACGGTGATGTGCTTGATATGCTCTTCCACGAAAAAGAATGGACAGAACGTATCGAAAAGCGCAACCGCCTCTATCATAGTATAGATCGTATGCCAGAGCAGAACCGTCCGGCTGCTATTCGTGCCTTGAAAGATGCTGATACTTGGCTGGGCAATCGTCTGTTGCAGACGTTGGTGATGAAGTCGGTCCATGTAGGGACGATAGAACACAAGCCATTGAAGGAGTATTACACTGAACTGCCTAAGGACAAGGAATCAATGGCAAAGCAAGATAAGATCTCCTTCCTCTTGAACGCAACCGTCTTTCTATGCGATATTATCGAAAGTAAGATTAAGGACGTAAACACCTTGCTCCGTGAGTTGTTCAACGATAATTCTATGGGCTTTGAACAGATGGACGGTGTGCTGATAGCCCTTAGACAGATGAATGATTTCTTTGAAGCTACTCGTGATAAGGGTTCAACAGCAGAGAAGGAAATCTTTGCCGACTATGCAGAAAGCATAGAGAAGTATATGGACGGTCGTATGAAGACTTATCTCGAACGTATTAAGAAGATACGCTTGGAGAACAGTAAGAAGTAAGGACTATGGCGAATATCTATCTGCAAGTGCAGTCTTACGTAGCGGCTTATTACCGCAATCGTGATGACAGTAACGTTTTAGGAGTGAACGACCCTGTTAAGTTCTGCTCCTTCTCGCAAGAGCAATTCGTTCTGCAATCCTCCTTGGTACCGCTCAGCGCACAGTTGCAAGCGCACTCGAGATGCTATTCAGCAAGCGTGTGGAACACAATGCTTACAGGTAAGTCGCCTATTACGGGCAACTTACTTGTTAAGCGTGACCGCCACGATTGGCTTACCTACAGCGAGGTTTGTACTATGATGAGTACACGCTACTTGCCGCAGAAGGATAATTGTGATTACCTTTGTATTGCTATCCCTGACACGGTAATGATAGGCAATACACAGCACAGGACGACAGCACTCTTTGCGCTTGATCATACGGCTTCCTTCCAGTTGCAACGTCTACTTCATGACGAGTTCGTACGCGCTTTGCTTACTTGGTATCAGTCAGATTTAGAGTTTTGCGCTGAGAAAGGTATATCACGCTCACGCATTGAGATGCTTGAACGCTTCATGCTTCACTATGACATCCCTGTCGGACCGTCTAAGATAGAGCGTGATAGTTTGCGTAGATTGCTGAACCGTTGGCTATCTCAATCGCTGTCGCCTTCTTTTGCTCGTGTGTCTGTAAACAATACGGATATAACCCGACTTAATGGGAAAGAGGAACTAACTTAATAGCTTTCTTGTGTCGTTTCCTTATGTTAAATATCTTCTAAATGAATGTTAAATAATTTAATCAAATAGGCTATCTTTTTAACGCTAAATTGTTTTCGTGTTTTTTGATAGTATTTTGACTTATAATTTCTTAAAATATGGATAGTAGTTTGTCTTGTAAGGAGTTGTTTCTTGATGATATAGTTAAGTTGGAAATCTTTCCCGCTGATCAGTGTCGCTTTCCTTTGCCAGCTAATCTTGCCTTGTCTGAGATGTCTGGTGCGGTCTTTAGTGAACATTGTCTGACGATTGACTTAACGGGTGAAGCGGATGTACAGGCGACAGATGTTCCTACGTTGAAGATTAGCACTGCTCGTTCTATGGCAGGGCTGACTTATACACACGATTTGCAAGTATCGGTTCAGTTTGGTGCACCTCTTGTTTCAGCGGCTATCGTGTATCTGAAAAACGCTGATTTCCACGTAGTTTACACGAAAGCCGACGGTACTCGGTGGTTGTCTTATTCGTTGTGGAATACGTCGTTGATTGACTTTGACGATACCCACGCTACGGCTCGTGCTTGTCAGTTGAAAGTGAAACTGTCATCTATGAGTGACTTGATACAGTTGAAATAAGTTCGTTCTATATAATATAAGGTATAGTTTGTATTTTTGCAGGCCATAAAAACATTTTGGCGTGTTTTGACAAGGTAGATAGATTCGTTCTTGGATAACATTCTTTTTGTCTTGAATGACAGAAGAAAACCTTGTTCGTTTGCCTTGGAGCTCGTGAGAGTTCCAAGGCTTTTTTGTTTGGAAATGTTGCCCAAAAATGTCAAATACGCTTATAAATAAGTCCTTACTTCGTCTTTTTGCCTTCATACATTTGCACTGTACAATTTTATTAACCAAACTGTATGAACGGATTACTTGAAATATTAACGACACGCAAATGGATGATCTCGCCTGAGTTTGTTCATTCTATTCGTGATGTTATTGAGCGTAATATGAATGGGCATGCTTCCCTTGGCTTAGGTGTTAAGTCTATGGGATACACAGCTGCTGTTGGTAGTAATGGTATTGTTGAGTATGCAACTAATGAAGAAGGTGTTGGTGCTTGGGAGCCTAAGAATATGACTAAGCCCTTCTTTAATGTCGTTTCCGTTGACGGTCCTATTACACGTAATGGCGGGGCTTGTAGCTATGGCTCTATTGAATTTCGTGATATGGTTTTCGAGGCAGCTAACAATCCTTTGTGCCTCGGTCATCTCTTTGTTATCAATACGCCAGGCGGTTCAGCTTGGGCAAAGAACGACTTTCAGCAGGCTATAGATTACGCACATGACAGGAACCAGCCTGTATTGGCTTTTGTAGATGGAATGTGTTGCTCGGCTGGTATGTATCTCGCTGCTTTGTGTGACGAACGCTATTACATGCACCCAAAGGATGAAATTGGTTGTATTGGTGTAATGGCTGCTTTCTACACACAGAAAGACGGTAGCAAGAACGAATATACAAACGAAACCTACCACGAGCTCTATGACCCAGAGTCTTTTGAAAAGAACAAGTGGGTTCGTGATGTCGCTAATGACGATAAGACTGATTTACTTGTTGCTGACCTTGCTGCCTTAGGTGTTGAGTTCCGTACAGACGTAAAGGCTAACTGTCCTAATGCGACTGACGAGCATTTACACGGTAAAATCTTTGCCGCTGAAGACGTTAAGGGCATCCTTATGGATGGTCAGAGTACAGTGCTTGGCTGTTTCCAAAGAATTAAGTTGTTGGCTAAGCAACGTGGAAATAAAGCCTCTGAATCTTTGAGTGAACAATCAAAATCAAATTTGAATATGGATAAGAAGTATCAGAACATCGCTACTGCGTGTGGCGTGAACGAGTTGGTTATGACAGAGGAGGGTACACATCTCGACCTCTCTTTGTGCGATAAGCTCGCTGAGACGCTTGGTCAGGCTGAGGAAACTAAGACAGCTCTTGACAAGGCGAACGAGACTATTAAGGGTTTGGAACAGCAGTTAGAGGAAACGAAAGCGGCATCCGAACAGGAGAGAAACAACGACTTTGAAGGTCTGAAGAAAGAGCAGGAGGCTGCTATTGCGGCTCTTACCGAGGCTAACGAGAAGGCTATGGCAGAGGCAAAGGCTGAAGCAGATAAGGCTATCGAGGCTTTGAAGGCTGAACTTGATGCTGCTAAGACTACTCTGAAAGAGGCTGAGCAGAAGATTGCTGACCGTGATGAGCAGATTCAGACTTTGACAGCATCCCCTGCTGAGACTGAGGGCGAGGAAGGTCCTGCTTCTAATGGTACTGGTGCTGAGCAGTCACACTTGGTAATTGGAGTTCCTCTGTATGACCCTACAAAGTCGCCTTCAGAGAACAGACGTGCAATGGAAGAGTACGATCGTAAGTTGCAGGCAGCTATTGGCTCTAAAACCTCAATCTAAGGTATTCTTCCTATAAAAAGTATTTATTCAATAAACTTATAAAGATATGGCAAAAGCAGAATTTATTGGTCTTCTCGCACTGACTCACATTGCTGATCAGTTCACACCACAGATTATCATGGGTGCAAGCTACTTCCGTCCTGAAGAGATGGACCGCCTGCACATTAAGGTGATTTCTGGTATTCAGTTCCGCAACACCGCAACGGTGATGGCTCGCAAGGGCGGTACCACTCGACGCAAAGTTGTTGGCAGAAAGGTTGACAATCCTATTGGCTTCTTGAAGGAGCGTGTTCTTACAGCTAAGCAGACTATGAACCGCTTCAGCGACAATCAGGATAACTATGTTGAGACACCTTACCAAGTGGAAGGTAGTTCAGACTACAGCTATCCTATGTCAGAAGCAGCTTTCAAGGCTATCACCGCTACCTATGGTGAAGACTTGTTTGCAAACCTCTTCCATGGCGACCTTGCCAATGATGAGAACGGAGAGAAGGGTGCTCTTTCTTTGTTCGACGGTTTCCTGACTTGCATTAAGCATGATGTCGAGGATGGTCTTATCAGTGAAGCTATGGGTAACCTTGTTAACTGTGATGCTATTACTGCTCCTACTTCATCTACTGACACCGCAGCTTGGGACGCTTTTTGTGCATGGCAACAGAAGTGGAATGGCTCATTGAAGAACCAGCTCAAGGTCATTGTTTACTGCTCTACTAAGACAGGAACGGCTTTAGCGAGAGCATACGCTAACGTTTGGCACGGCAATCAAGGTGTAAGATACCTTCAGGTGAACGGTATCGAAACTTACAACTTTACCGTACCAGAGTACCCTAACATCGAGTTCGCTCCATCAGATATTTATGGTGAAGGTGACAAGTTGATTGCTACCATCCCAGAAAACTTCCAGTATGGTGTAAACAGCGAAGACAGTCGAAGCAAAATCTCTGTCAAGTTGGGTAGCGACACTGATAACCTCGATATTACCTTCCAGGTAGAGAGTATTCAGGGTGCTCGTCTCCTTAATCCGTTTGCTTCTGCGTTCTGTATGAGTAACGGTACTCTTGTTGAGAAGGTTGTTCTTGGTGACTTCACTCGTGCTATTTTCGCTGTTTCAGCGAATGACGACGCACTTGGTACTGTAACAGTCAATAGTGCTGCTCCAGACCCTAAGAAGGACTATGCTGCTAACGAAACACTTACTTTGAAGGCAACTCCAAAGGGAAGCAATAAGTTCGTTAAATGGAGCAACGGTAAGACTACTCCAGAAATCACCGTTGTAACAACTGGTTATCCAGACGCTATCGTTGCGCTTTTCTCTAAGTAATAATTATTAAGTTTATCGGCAGAGACTTTTCTCTGCCGAAGACTTTTAGCAATAAAGAAATAAAAGATTATATATATGGCAGTAACAGTTCAGTGCCCAACTATGGGTGATATTCTCGCCGGCAATCAGTGCTTGGAGAATTTTGCTGGTCTTGGTTCTACGGTTTATGTTGGTCTGAAAGAAGACTTGCTTGAACCTATGAAACTGACCGATGGTGTTTACACAACCCCTAAGTTTAAGAGCGGTAAAGGTCTTTATCGTTTCGACTGTAAAGATGATGCTCAGCAGATTCAGGGCTCTTCTTTGAAGAATAACAAGGGTTTTGAGTTGACTGGTCATTTTGTTATCGACGCAGTTAGTAAGCTCACGGCTAAGTATTCACGTTCAGTGAATAACCTCAAGTTGTTCTTCATCTTCCTTGATGGTGAGGAAGATTCACAGATTTTGTACGACCCAACTCGCAACGTTCGTTTCGATGATGGTGGTATCAAGTCTGATACAGGTAAGGAGGCTAAGGATGAACGTACAACGACTTTCGAGTGCAAGCTCGGTCCTGTTCGCTATGATCATCTCTACGTTACCCCACCAACTACAGGTGGCTGGGACTCTCTCCTTGCTAACAAGGCTACTGTAAGCACTGGTGGATAAGTTGATATTTTTTCCAGCCTAATAAATGGATTGATAGGTTTTTTATGTTTAGGGTTGCCCCTCATGTTTGGAAGTGTCCGTTCGTGAGGGGCTTTTTCGTGTCCTTTCTTTTTGGGTAAGTTTATGGTCTAAAAAGTTCCTATTGTTACGTCTTTTTCTTTATGCCTTCTCCCCTTTTTGTCCTATACAGGGGAAGTTATCTTATTACCTTTGTATAGAACAAAAGCAAATCACAGAATGTTTCTCATTAAGTTTCATAGACTTTTAGCGAATGGATAAACTCTTTTCTACATTAAGTGCAGAAGAACGACAGGCGTGGATAGCTGATTTTCAAACGTGGGTAGCCTCTAAGTTTCCTACGTTGGAAGATGCGTCGTGTGCTTGGTCATCTGAAGATAGAGAGCAAATGGCGTATGGGTTAAACTTGATTAATGCCTTTCCTTTCTGTCGTTCTTTTGTCGCAGATTCCTTGATGTTCCAAGACTATAATAGGCGTGTGACAGCGATGCGCCGTTGTATTAATCAAGTCTTAGAGGAGGTTAAGAAGGAAGTATCATTACAGGCTATAGACCTCTCAGACCCGAAATTACTTATTCGTCATCGTGGTCGACCTACAAAGTTAGAGCAAAAAGCTCGTGCCTTGGAGGAGGAACGAAAACAGAAAGAAGCCGAAATTGAACACCCTTCTTTGTTTGAAGAAGCCGAGATGAAGAACGAGCCTATTGCACTTCATACAGTAAGTGGTGCTGCTGGTTATGGTACTTTGCTTCATCTTGATCAGTGGAAGTGGTTAATGAGTAAAGGTTTGCAAGAGGCTGTTGATACCATTCGTGACTTGCGTTCTAATGCTGCTGCCGCCGCTGAGAAAGCCAAGGCTTTGGCAGAAGCTGGTGTTGAGCCAGATAAGGTTAGTGTTTATGCTAAAGAAGCAGCTAAGAGTACCGAAGCCTATGAGCGTATCTATGAACGTGTAGATGATGAGTTAGCTACTGTTTATGTTCGTTTGAAAGAGGATAGTACCTATAAGAAACAGATGCTAAAACGAAAAGTGCAAATACCAGAGTTACGCTCTTTGTTGCGCCCTTATTACGACCGACAGCCAGAAGGATTTAAGGAGAAGGTAATTCAAAGTATTATGGATAACGACCCTCGTCAGGCAGCTATTCGTGAGAAGCATAAAGCCTTGAAATGTCGTGTTGATGCAATACGTAAGTATCTTTTACGCACTGATAAGCCTAATACTCCTAAACGTATCCAGACGATGACTGAAAGGATTAAAGAATTGGAGAAACTTATAGGCAAAGCAGAAACAGAGCCTTACTATAAGGTGTTAGAGGCAGCAAAGAATAATCCTTATGTGAAACCTAAAAAGACAAAAGCATAATGAGCAGACCTTCGCAAAACTACCTTGATAAGGTAGAAAAGTGGTTAATGGGTGGTTTAACCCTTGACCGGATGGCAATGACCCTTGATCAGAAATTTCGTGCTAAGTTAGTTTATGAAGCCTATCAAGTATGGTTGCAAGATAAACAGATACGTCCTACCGACCTTATGCGTCGTCTTGCTGCTCGTGAATATCCTATTTTATTACAGAAGGCAAGTGAGGGAGATGAAGCCGCATTAGAGGTTGTTCGTCTGCTGAATATCCGTGAAGGGGTACCACGTAGCATTACTGAAATATCTAATGATGTTTCTGTGTTCAATTGGATTGTAGGGCGTTTCGATACAGGTATAGAACATATTGAGAAGGCGAAAGTAGTTGATGCGTCCGACTGGCTTATTCGTGAAGGAATGAAGATGGGTGATGTCCGTGCGGTAAAGAGTGGTGCAGACATAAAGATGCAACTTAATAATAACTTCAATGAGAAAGAAGATGCAGCCTCTAAAATGCCTACGACTGAGATTAATATTACAGGTGATGTTTCTATTATTAAGAGTGACAGAGTGAATTATACGCCTGAAGAGCGTAAGCGTCTTGCTAAGCGTTTCAATCTTTCAGATAAGGAGTTTACGGATATGATTCAAAATGAAGATGGTACGTGGGAAATGCCAGCAGAAGATACAGAGAAGGAATTTACTCCTGATGTTTTCGACCCGACACAAGAACAACGTCCATTATAAAGACCTAAGATTATGCAGCGACGTGACGTATATATGAACCATAAACAGCAGCAGATATTCTATGCGAATGCACGGGATGTCCGTCTTCTTGCTGCACGTCGATTTGGAAAGACTGATGGCTCTATTGGACCACGTATCTACTCTGTTAGTATGAGTATGCCACGTGGAACTAATCTCTGGTTGGGAAATAGTCGTAAGCAGCTTTACACAAGAACTGTACCTGGTACGATAGCGGCTATTGAGCGTTTCTTTGGTTTACGTGAAGGCGAACACTTTGGATGGGGAAGACCGCCACGTTGGGTGCCGAAGCCTATCTTACAACCTAAGACATGGGATAACGTGATATGGTTTGCTAATGGTAGTATTTGGCAACTTATCTCTTTGGCTGTTTCTGGTTCTGCAAACAGTATAACTGCAAATTCTATTGTGGCCGATGAGTGTAAGTTTATGTCGAAGTCTAAGATTGACGGAGAGGTTATGCCAGCTCTCTCAGGTATAACGCATCCGCTTGCAGATCCTGCTTTTTCAGAAAGTAATCCTTTGTATAAGTCCACTTTCTTTGCTTCTGATGCGTCTTTAACGGCTAAAGGTAATTGGCTGGAGAAAGAAGAAGATAAGCTTGACCTTGAACTAACTGACGGTATATTTAAGGGAAAAACCTATCGTGACATACAAAACGAACTAACACATTATGCAGATAGGGTTATTTACTTCAATGAACTTCTGCGTAATGCAAAAGCAACTGGGCGTGAGGTTATGGTTGTCAGACCTGAAAAGCGTGCTGCTATTCAAGCGTTAGCGGCTCAGGCGATAGCTCATGAAGGACCTTTCAAGATTATGCCACGTAATTGGAAGAACATAAATAAGTCGTTCGTCGATATGCTTATCAATTATAAACTTATCGACCCTAATGATGCCGAAATGCTCTTTAATCACAAGTACTTGATAACTCCTGACGAGCATTTTGAACTTTCAATGCTTCGTAATTCAAAGAAATATGCACGACACATAAACGACCTACGTTGTAATGCTTTCGCTTTCTATCGTGCATCGACGTTTGATAACATAGACTTAATAGGTGCTGATTATATTGCGAAGATGAAGCGTGACTTGCCGCCAGTTGTCTTTGCTATTTCTATTGGAAATATGAAGGCTGTCAAGAGTAATGACGGCTTTTATTCTAATCTTGATATTGAACACGTCCACGGTTACATACCAGACGACTGCCCGGCTATTGAGAACGCTATGCATCTTCGCATAGCAAGTACAGTAAGCGGGGGATGTAAGATAGATACAGAATATGAAACACCCGATTTTAGAGAGCTACAGGAAGTAAAGGATTGTACACTTGATGGTGATGTAATTGAAAACCAACCGCTTTATATTTCCTTTGACTTTAATGCAAACATAAACTGGGTTGTAACAGGACAGCAGTATAAGCGTGATGGAGTTGATGCCTTAAACGTGGTTTCCTCTATGTTTGTTAAGAATGAACGTAAGTTGCGTGAACTGTTGCAAGATTGGAATAAGTATTACACTCCGCATCGTTCTCATTGCAAGGAGGTGTTTTTCTTTTATGATTCTACAGCTAAATTCAAAGTTTACGCTGTGCAATCTGAAGATTATAAGGACACAATTATAGCTGACCTTACTAAGTATGGATGGACGGTACATCCTATTGATATGGGTTCTCCTATGCAACATGAACAGAAATACAAAGAGATTAACGAGTGCCTTGCTGGTGCTGCTTATCCTGCTGTTCGCTTTAATAGAGATAACAACGAGGCTTTGATAGTTGCTTTACAGACAGCCGAAGTTAGTATCGGTTATAAAGGATTTAGAAAAGACAAGTCAGGAGAGAAACTCAGCGAGGAAGCCGATGATGCGGTAAGGCTGGAATACAGAACGGATGGGACAGATGCTTTCGACACATTACTCATTGGTGTTAAGCGTTTTTTATACCGTATGAGTGGAATGTGTTTCCCAAGTGGAACATAAATGCAAACTATATTCTTGTGTATTTCAAAAGTGTACACTTTCGAGATACTAAAGTGTACACTTACGTGATATGAATGTGTACACTTTGGAGATATGAAAGTGTACACTTTAGTACAACAAAAGTGTACACTTTGGTATCACTGATAAACTTTAAGTAGTTCACCCTTGCTATAGCAAGTGGTATATAGATAAAGGTTAAGTAGATTATGAGTAAAGACTGGACAGGGAACAGAGTTTCTTTATTTAAGACGATTGGCGCAAGCAATCATTGCGCACATGAACGTCAACAGGATGATTATTACGCAACAGAGCTGAAGGCTACAGAGTGGCTTTTGAAGTTAGAACGCTTTGAGGGTCCTATCCTTGAGCCTTCATGCGGAGAGGGGCATATATCGAAGGTACTTATAGATGGTGGCTATCAGGTTGTGAGTCGTGACTTAATAGACCGTGGCTATGGCTCTGTTGCCGATTTCCTTTCTAAGGATAACACAGAATGGAATGGCGACATCGTTACCAATCCTCCTTATAAATATGCACAAGAGTTCGTTGAGAAAGCGTTGCAGATAATACCAGAGGGGCATAAGGTTGCAATGTTTCTTAAACTACAATTCTTGGAAGGTAAGCATCGTAGAACGTTGTTTAAGGCTATGCCTCCTAAGCGTGTCTGGGTGAGTACGTCACGATTGAAGTGTGCGATGAATGGCGACTTTGATAGTGTTGGCGGCAGTGCTACTGCTTATGCTTGGTTTGTTTGGGAGAAAGGCTTCAGTGGTGACCCGATTATAAAGTGGTTCAATTAAGTTCTGTCCTACCTTTATCTTTCGTCTTTCTTACCTTTGTTATAACAAAACATTAAGGATATGCCGTACAAACAACCACAGCAATCGTTTCAGTCTTTGCGCAATTATACAGAGAAATTCTCATGGATAGAAGAGCGAACAGGACTACGTACGACAGGATATAACCCACCAAAGGGAGCGCAGGATGTACAGCGTGTTCCCTTCTTTGTACGTTTTGTTACTCAGAGTGGACGGCTTGAAGAGGGCAACGTGGTTTGTTTGAAAGTGAATAGACGTAGGCATCAACGAATGATACAGTTTGTTGAAAGTCAAGAGATACGCATCCTTTGTGATTATCTTGTTATTGAAGTCGATGGTATAAGAATTTTAACGCATTAAGGATATGGCTACTAAGATTAAGAGTAAAGGAAACATAGTCCGAGTTGTCGGCTCGGAGAAGCTAAAGGAGAGAATGGGCTACCTTGAGTCTCAAGGTTATGCTGTGCTTCGTCCTGGAGGTATTAAGGGGAATGATGCTGCTGATGAGACTTGGCACGACTTCTTTTCTAACCAGATGACCGCTGGTATTGGAGGAGGAAAAGGTGGACGTAAATCCGTACCAACACTCTTTGCCAGCAGCGGTTCAGAACAAGCGGTTTCCGAGGATGTTGGAACGAAAGGGCTTGGATGGATGGAATGGGGTGTAGGCAACAGATTGCCTAATGTCGTCTCTCTACTTTGTGGTATTCTTCCTTACACAGCGGCTGGTTTGAAATTCAATACAGACCTCTG